AGGTCCATAGACCGTCGGCGCGCCAGCGAGGTTGTCGGCTTGCCCGGCAGGCTCTTGGATGGAGCGCCAACCGGCTCATCACAGCATCCGACGGACCACCCTTGGCACTTCCCACACGCCGGGCCATCTGAAAACGCCCACATGCAGTATCCGACCACCATGACGGCGGCGAGAATCCAGAACAGCACATTCGCGGCCTCAAATGTCATAGCGTCTCCTCCAATCGCCTGATCTCTTCCTGCACCAGCGCAATCCGCCCCTTCGTGTGCGCCAGCTCCCTCCACAGGCGGATAAGGGCGGCGCGCAGGATCTCCAGCCGTTCCTCAGTGGTCAATGTGTCGCCCTTTAGGTTCATATCCGATCCGCCACGATGTTGTCCTTAATGAGTTTCGACATCGCTGCCAGACCAACCCCCTTGCGCCGATCATCGTGCTCTGGATGCGTTTGCTGGAACTCCATCAGGCTGAAGGCCATCCACGCCACGCTGGCCAAGTGATGCTGGCCACCTTCCGGGTCGCGGTCCTCCCCGGCCATCCACCGCCACGCGTGCCGCTGAAGAGCTCCGAAGAACTTGCTGTACGCCACACCCTTCGCCCAGTTGAAGTCGGCATACTTGCGACTGCCGACGGTGTACACGTGCGCCAACTCGAAGAGCGGATAGGGCGGGATCAGGTCCAGCCGCAGGCCAGCGTCCTTTTTGCCGCCCGTTGATGTGGCCTGCACCGCAGCGTGCGCGAGAAGCTCCGCCCCAAGCACAAAGCGCGGACTGGCCGTCTCGTCGAGTTTGATGATCTTCTTGCCGAGGCGACTGGCAACCTCGACCTCCATGCCGGCCCCTTGCGATCTCTCCCATCCCGGCAGAACAGCTACCGCATCGACGGCGCCGGGGCTGTCTTTAGTACCGCACATGATGGCCGACAAGTCGCGCTGCATGTACCACTCGAACGGCTTTGGGGCGTTGGCTAGCGTCGGCTCGACGCCCTTCGGTGGCGCCACTCCGTCCACCTCGTCCATCTCGGCCGGGTTGATGACGAAGTGGCCTGCCGCCCTCAGATCGGCGGCTGCGGCATGGAAGGCTGGGAAGTTGTAGTCTTTGATGCCCCTCATGGGACCAGCGACGTAAATCCTCATGCGCGCACCATCATCACGCGCGCCTTGTACATCTTGGCGGCGGCGGTCGAGACGGCGCGCTTCGCCCCGCTGCTCCATTCGATCTCTCCGGCGCCCTCTCGCTCGATGTCTTCCAGCATGGCGGCGATGACACGGCCAGTGTCCTTGACATCGGACGCTTTGATACGCTGTAGCACATGATCCATACGCATCGGCGTGACCCATTCCATAGCAATCGCCTCGGCGTTTTGCAACACCGCCAGTTTGGACGCATCAACCTCTCTCGGCGTCAATGTCTCGCGGAAGTCCTGCCGCTTGTGCTTGGCGATGATGCGTGATCCGTCGGATGTGAACAACTCCACAATCGGCCGGATCACCACGCCCTCTGCCCTCTTCGGCTCATCAGTCACTCCATTCCTGACAGCCTGCTCCGACGGCCTGTCACGCAAGGCATCCAGAGCCGAAATGTCCGTGGTGGTGCGCGTGTACCAGACGAACTGTAGGCCGAGCTTGGCAGCCACGTTGGCGGCGTCCGGCACGGCCAGCCACGTCTCGCCAACCTTCACATCGAAGACGACGAACCGCAGCTCCTTGCCGTACGTGTCCCCCATCCCCTGCTGCTTTCCGCCGTACGCTTCGCCGTAGACGGTCACGTCTTGATGGCCCATTCCATCTCCGGCGAATGCGGCCGCCAACGCTGGCTGATCGAACAGGGCCACGAACCTCTCATGCTTCTCGCCGCCCGCGAAGAACGTCAACTGGCCGTCCTTCCAGCGGATATGGGCGGATGTGCCGTGGATCTTCTCGAGCGCCCAGCATTCCTTCAACATCAGGATGGCTTGGTTCTTGTACAGATTCTCAATGTGCAGGTAGCCCACTCGAGCCTCCTTTCGCCTCTACTGGCAAGCAAACGGCGTGCCATCGTCTATGCCAACGGAGGCCCAATCCCACGTAGTAGGCACGCGGTATGGAGGGCGTGGCCCCCAGTTGATGAGCCTGCCGTTCTCGTAGCCTGGAAGCAGGCCGTAGAGACAAGCGAGATCCGGCTCCTTGTCCAGCCACTTGCGATTGGCCTTGCAGCCGTACTTCTTGCGCTTCCAGCTACGCCTCCAGTTCACAGAAGGCATACCGCACCTTTACTCCCTTCATAATCCCTCTCGGATGGAGAGATCTGGAGAGATTACCTTGAAAAAGGCTATGCTGTTTCGATATTCCCATTCAACCCAAGGCAAGTCATTGCCGTTGGGTCTGGGGGAGAGTCGGGCAGCCCGGCTTTGCCAGTCGCAGCCGGCCGGTCCAGCTTCAGAGAGGCACGGTGATGCGTGTCCCTTTGAAGTCTTGGGTTGTCAGGTGCTGGACATTGCCCAAGGTTACTGGACAAACCGACGAATCCGCACTCGCTCCCTTGGGACAGGTAGGGCACTAGGCCGCACTGGCGGCAGCGGGAAGCTGCCATTCTTGTCACCCGTCCGTTATTCTTCGAGGCGGACCGCTCCTCTCGCCGGCTGTAACCATGGGCGTCATGCCCGTCAGGCTCCGACCATGCGGCAGGATTGGTGGGGAGCACATGCCTGCCAATGGGTGCGGCATTTTTCGCCCCGCTGCCGTGGAGACGGTGCGCTGGCGCAGCCGGTTGGACAAAGATATGTGATGACACGTTGAAGACTAGACTATATCACGCGGTCTTGTCGAAATCGAACGTCAAATACGGAATGGCGTCCGGTTCACCGATCCAACTCTTGAGAACCCCGCCGTCGGACAGATCGTGGAGCGGGTAGCGTTCTCCGCCGCTGCCGGCGTGGGCGCGTCCAGGGCCGCCCTTCATGGACACGCACAACTCGTCGTGGCTGTCGAATCCCTTCTTGGACAGATCTGCCTGCCAGAGCAGGATGTCGATGCCGAAGGCGCGCGTCTTGGTTGCCTGGCCGCATATCTCTCGGAGGGGGTCGAATGCCTTCTGTGTGAAGGCGGTCCGGCAGAGCGAACACCAGTGATCGCCGGCCCGGATGTGGAGCGGCATCGACATGTAGCGGCGGGTGCGGAAGTTGTAGTACCGTCCGCCGTCCAATCCAGCCAAGTCGTACTCCTGCAATCTGTCCAGCATGAACTCGACGTAGCCGGCGGCATACCAGTCGTCGTCCTCCATGATGACGACGGCATCCGCCCCAAGTTTTTCGAGCCTGTCAAGCCCCGCCAGCATGTTTTCCGGCAGCGTCTGTCGCAGATCGCTCGGCGGCCTGACCACAACCTCGTCGGCCCCGAGCCTTGAGGCGTCGGCCGCCTCGGCGCCGTCGTCCACCACCATCCACTCGACACGCCCGCGAGCGGACTGGCGAGCAACGTAGCCGGCGCACAGCTTGAACTGGAACGGCCTGTCGCGGGTTAGAGTCAGGATGAATGGCCTCACGGCCGCCTCCATTCCCGCCAAGCTCGGATCAGTGCGAAAGTGAGTGCGCCCATGATGGAGAGCGTCACCACCAGCACGATCGTCCGAAGGTAGAGCACGGCGGATTGGTACTGGGATTCGAGGTACGGCTCAGTCCACACGTTCAGTCATTCCTGTAGACGGTCGAGTGAAAGGCGGGCGGATTGTCCGTCGGCCTGTAGTAGTAGCACGCCAGCGACCTTCTCTGGGGGCCGACGAGCGGCGACGGATGGCCGTGCCAAGACTTGTCGCTTGTCTCGAACAGCACCGCTCGGCCTGCTTCGATATTGATCTTCGTCACGCACTGCTTCTCGTCCCACAGCTCCAGCGCCCCATCCTCTCCGTCCGCGTCGTCCAGATAAACGAGCAGGTTGAGCACGCGCTGGTGCTTGGTGACCGGATGCAGGTTGAAGTCGCAATGGACGTGAAGGAAGCCGCCGAAGCCAATCTTGTGCAACCCGCCCCCCTCAAGCAATGGGTCCGGCAGCAGTTGGAGGAAGCCGGTAGCGTTCTTGATGAGCGTCAAGAGGTCCGGGGTGTTCAGTACAGACAGAATCCAGCTCAGGCTGAACGGCATCCGGAGGAGATCGCAGCTTGAACGCTTAGACTTCACGTGCTCGTGCCTGTGTTTATGCCATCCCTGCCAGATGTCGGGCGGGAACATCATCCGCAGTTCCCGGCAGAGGGCAGGATCGAGAAATCCGTCCATGACGGTATGCGGAAACGGCAGGGCGGCGCCGAACTTGACGGAATCAACCGCAATCAGCGCCTTGGCGGCCGTGCCGTACGCACCCTTCACGAGTTCGTGCAGATCTGGCATTCTATTCCTCCGCCAGCCTGTTCTTCACTTTCTCCCACACCCACGGAGCGACGTGGCCTGCTTGACACTCCTTCTCGACGGTGGACGGCGGGATGAATCCGTCCCTCACAGCCCACGCACAACTATCGTACCACAACTCGCCGAATGGGTGCTTGTCGAATCTCCACGGCTGGGATGGGATGTTCGTGTAGTGGAGCAGCTTCGTCTCTGGCACCCATCGGTCCAGCACGTTCCAGGTCACCGGCACGCCAATGTGGATCTTCTTGGCGTCCTCGAAGTGGAGCTTGCCCACCAGGTCGGAGTACGAGTAGTGGCCGTGGTTCATCTTGTTGACGAGTTCGTACACCTCCCAGTCCAGCCGATCGCAGTCGTAGACGAGAACGGACGTGATGTTCGGCGGGCGGAGACATCCCACTCCGTCCGGAAACGACAACTCCGCCAGCTCCCTCACGTCCGAGAAGACGATCATGTCGCTGTCCATGTAGGCGGAGCGGCCAGAGTAGCCGCACCACTGCGGAACGGCGAGGCGGGCGAACGAGAAACCGGTCCTGGCCCTGTTCTTATCGTCGGCGGGCGTCGGCAGTTCGCGGTCGGCCGAATGGATGATGCGGAGCGGGATGGTCGCCTTCCGGCGGATGGTGTACTCGAGCACTAGGGCCGGCAGCCGGTCCTTCGGCATACAGCCGATGACGATGGTGAACGGCGGCGGCATATCGTCTGGCTTTGGATCGCGCTGGACGGCCTTCGACGGCCTGAAGATCGGCGTCCTGTTGACGGGGAAAGTGGCCGCCTCAGCCACCTTCTTCGCTTCTTCTGGCTTGAAGGCAATAACCCACTCGTTGGCCACGTTGACGTAGCATCGGCGCAGCCTGTCCTCCAGATCGCACGACCGATGGCCTGGCTCAAGAGCCGGGGTGCGAGGGCGCCCGCAGAAGTGACAGGAGGGCAGCTTGGTGTTGTCCGACACCTTCAGATACGCCGACAGGTTTGCCCGGGCATCAGGCGGCGTTTCATCCTTCACCACGATGACATCCTCCACCTTGGTATCCGACGTGCAGCCGGCGCCAAGCACAGATTCTATGGGCTCCTTCTTGAAGAGGTTTAGAGCGGACTCGACACCGGCCACCTCCAGGTTGACGATGTTGAATGGCTTGAACGCCTCACGCTGTTCGTCGAAATCCCGCAGATAGCGTTCATACACCGTTTCGTTCGGGCGCCAGTCGATTGGGTAGTAGTCGTGCCACTGGGAAGTCCTGCCACCCTTGCCACGCATGTCGTAGCCGATGAGGTAGATCGGAGAGGCCCCGAGCAGGCAGGCGAGGTTGAGCCCGGCGATTCCGGCGTTCGACCCCCTGTACAAGCCATCCGTGAGCGAGCCGGAGAATTTCTGTGTCGGCCTGAGTTTCTGGACATTCGCCATGGCGTTGATGAGGTGTCGGCGCTCTTTTTCGTAAGCGATCCACGCCTTGTGGCCGGCATACTTCGCCCAGTTCTTGTCGTACTCCAAACGCTCCATCAGTCTGTAGTCGAGTACAAGGTTTGCGGTCGGATTGCGCGTGAAGGCGGCGTTCAGGCCGAGCGTCAGCCAGCCGTCAAGAGAGCCCCACCGCAGATGTCGGATGGAAGATCCGCCACCAATCACGACGCACGGCCGCCCGGCCCACAGACCGTCAGAAAGCATCTCGTCGTATGCGTAGCAAATGACGTGCCATTCTTGTGCCGTTACGAATTTGTAACGAATTTCCGCCAATCTTTCCGATAGTGTGGTATATTTACCACCGATGGGAGTCCCATGGGGGGGCAAGTACCGCTGGAAGAAGAATCCAGACGGCACGTTCGACATGTACGACGTGCCGATCTTCGGTGAGCTTCCGCCCGGTGAGCGCCACAACAAGAAGCACGTCGGGCGCTCGTGGCATGAAGCCGCCATTGAGAAGGCCAAGGCCCGCCGAGACAAGGACGGCTATGTTGCTCCTCTCCACGTCAAGCATCACGTCCTCTTCGGCTCAGACACCAAGCGCGCAGGCTTCCTGATGCCGACAGCCGCCAAGGAGCGCGAACTGGGCGGCAAGAAGCAGTCCGTTCTCCATGCCGACCTCCTCTACATGCCGTCCGACGTCTTCAGCCGGATCGAGAAGGTGGATCTGCCGTATCGGTCCGTCGAAGTTGCGGACTGGGACGACCCAGAGATCCTGTCCCTCGCCCTACTTGACGACGAAGCTCCGTACTTCAAGTTCGAGCTGACCACAAAGGGGGAGGAGATCAAGGACACCCCCGCCAGAATGGATGGCCCGCTGGCGGTCGCCGCATTCTCGCACCAGGGCCGGTCACACATCCTGATGAAGTTCGCGGACGAGAAGGGCGAAGGCGCACCCTCTCACGCCCAATCCTCCTCGAATCCCGCGTCTCCTTCAGCCGACGCCCACTCGTCCGCACCCAAGCAGGATGGCCACCGGGACGCAGAAATGGCCGTGTTGTCCGAACTGAAGGCCATGCTCCAGTCCGTGGTGGAGGCCATAGGCAGACTCGCGCCGCAGCCGCCACCCCCTCCTCAGCCAGCCATGCCAAAGCCTGCTGAGCTTCCGAAGGGGCAGGCGTCCGACCAGAAGAAATCTTTCAAGCAGGAGAACACGATGACCGCCGACGAACTGAAGGCCGTTGAGGCCGCCGCCGAGGCGTGCGCCGCCAAGGACGCGCTGGCTGCCAAGGAGAACGCCGACGCGCAGGCTGCCGCCCTCAAGGGGCTGGTGGACGACGCTCATGCCGCGCTCGCCGAGTACGCCGTCTCGGAGAGTTCCAAGAAGGAACTTTCGACGATCGCGGAGAGGGGCGGCAAGGAGGCGGTGGACGCCTTCGTGTCGGCCTTCAAGAAGATCGCCCCCAAGATGCCGCCAAAGTCGGCCGCCCACCTTGACAAGCTGATGGCCTCGGCCGTCAAGGGATCGGCCGCGCCGAACGACCCGGCGGAAATCGCCAAGTACGCCGACCGGCCGGACGGCCTCGCCCGCGCCCGTCAGTTTGCGGATGCTTGGAAGCGGGCGAAGGATCGCCGGATGACGGATCTGTCGCTGGAACGGTGGCTCGCCGTCCAGTTCGCCATGGTCGGCACTCTCACCCAGTAGCCAGAGGAATCGGAGGAAAAAATGGCTCTCGCGGCTGATGCAAACTACACCGAAGCGGGCAGCAAGGTGCTGTCCTTCAAGCTGACCGATGCCGTGGTCGCCTATCGCGGCGCCCTCATCGGCATCAACCTGACCACCGGGTTCGCCGTGCTCTGGTCGGATGCGACGGACTACAACGTGGCGTTCCTCGGGCTGGCGATGCGCCGGTCCACGGGCGATGCCACCCCCGATCCAGGCAAGGATCGGCCAGAAGTCGAGGTTGATTGCTCGGGCGTCGTCCTTAAGAAGCTGTCGGTGACCGGCGCCTCGACGCAGACCCAGGTGGGTGACCGGGTGTACTCGGCTGACGACAACTCGTTCAGCCTGTCCGCCACGGCTGGCGGCCGGCCTATCGGGTTTGTCACGCGCCTCTACAACAGCGGCGCGGCCATCGTGGACGTGCAGCTCCTGACCCCCGCCGAGTTCCGCGCGCTGGTCGGCAGCTAGACCTGAACACACAGAGAATTGGAGAGGTAGACAATGCCCATCGCCGAAGCAACCGCCGTACTCATCAACGGCATCCGGTCCGACTTCTACGACACGTACCTTGCATCCTACCAGGGGATGCAGTCGCAGCTTTCCAAGATGATGCTGCTGGACGTGCCGTCCGACAAGGCCGAGGAGATCTACGGCTACTGGCAGAAGGCGCCGTACGTCCGCCAGTGGATCAGGGGCGAGGAGATCCAGCGCAAGGCCCCCAAGTCCGTCAACTGGCGCGTGAAGAACCTCGACTGGGCGGTCGCCATCCCCTGGCACGAGAACGACATGAACGACGATCTCACGCGGTCCCTCCGGGCGGTGGCCCAGGACAGCGGGCGGTCGTTCGGCACGCTCGATGAGCGGGTCCTCTACCAGATCCTGACGTCCTCGACGGACAACGACCTGCTTCGCACCATGCCAATCGCCCCGGACGGTGTTGGCCTCTACAGCGCCACGGACGGCGATGCGGCCGACCGCTTCGGCGTGTCGGGCGGCAATATCGAGACGGGTTCCGGCGTGGCCACCCCCGACGCGCTCCAGACCGACTTCTTCGATGGAGTCGAGCGGATGCGCCGGTTCCTCGACACGGAAGGCCAACCGATGGTCAGCCCGGAGATCATGCGGCAGGGCTTCGTCGTCACGTTCAACATCGACAACCTGAAGGTGTTCGAGCAGGCGTTCGAGCAGAAGCTGATGTACTCCGCCCTCGCCACGTACGCGGCGGCCGTCAGCGCGCTCTTCAAGGACAGCGGCATCTCGATCGAGCTGATGCCGACGCCCCGCATCTCGGACAACGACTGGTTCATCTTCGCGAAAGGCGCTCCGCGCAAGCCCATCTTCCGCCAGACGCGGCAGGGGATGCGGGAAGTGCTGGAAACGATGGAGAACTCGGATTATGCCCGCCGGACCAAGATCAACTCCCTCCAGTGGGACGCGCGGTACGGCTACGGACTCCAGCTCCCCATCTACACGGTGCAGATCAACAACTAGACGCGCTCACAACCGCCGAAGGCTGGCGGGTGTTCCGCCAGCCAATCGGCGCCCGTTAGTCGGAGAAGAACATGAGCAACGACATCACCATTCCGCTCGTCGAGCACCAGCAGGAAGAGTCCGTTCACGTCACGCTGCCGCCAAAGACGCAGGAGGCGGTCAAGAAGCACGAGCGGCACCCATACTGGCTTGGTTTGTCGCCGGACTGTCCATTCGAGGTCGTCCATGTCGCCGGCCTTGAGTTTCCAAAGACCATCATGCCGTCGGTGGAGGTGGAGGGGGAAGATGAGGCGGTCCGTCAGATTCGGAAGGGCCAGATTCATCGCCTGACGGCCGAGCAGGTCGAGAAGATCAAGGGCGCTGTAATCAAGAAGTTCATTCGGCCTGCCGGGAAGGGCAGGGCGTTCATGGTGACCATGGACAGCTACCGATACCATCCTGAGCCGACGGACATTCCGGTGGCCCGCTACTGCTACATGGCGCGCCTGCCGGACGACGTTGATCTGGCATGGAGGCCCGCCAAACTGCCGCCGGTCATGCTGAAGGAAGAGAAGAAGGCGTAGGCCATGGGCGATCCCACGGAAAGCGAAATCAAGGCGCAGGGACAGGCCGCTGTCGCCATCTTCGAGCATCTGCGGACCTCGGGCGGCACGGCGTCCCCCAACCTCATCGGCCTCATCGACACCCTTGAGCAGTTGAGCGAAGGCGAGTTCCTGAAGGCGCAGGAGGACGGACTGGACGGTATCCGATCGTCCTTTGCAGCCGCAATGACGTCGCCAGCCAAGCTCGTGATGGACTCCGTAATCCGGTCGTACGGTCGGGTGCTGGAGTTTCCAGAGACTGATCCGATCCGCATCATCCTGCGCCTGCACAGGCACTACGCCGACAACGCCTTGGCGGTGGAGTCCAGGCAGTTCACGTTCGGAAGTCCGACGGGCCTGTCGGCAAACGCGGGTAATGGGCTCATTCATCGGCTCAACACGGACGCCTACTCCGAGCCCATCGAAGCACAGACCGCCGACGAGAAGATTGCGGAGTGCATCGCCGACGAGCACTCTGGCTCGCAGGAGCACGAAGAGGAGTTCGAGATCCGGTCGGATACGGCCGAGAAGGACCTCATCAAGATCACCGGCAGCGGGCGTGTAGGCAGGCTGAAGGGGCTGTCGGCTAGGTCGAGCACCAAATGGTTCGGCAACCCCTCCTTCGACCTCGGCACAAGCGGATCGAGCATTACGGACTGGACGGTCGAAACGGGCAGCGTGGCGGACACGTCGAAGTCTACCACCACCTACCGAGATTTCCCTGGCGCCTCGACCTCCTACTCGCTCGAAATCGCCAATGACATCAAGATCACCCAGAACTTCAACAACCGGAACGCTCAGTTCAACCCGTCCATTCCGATCTACGCCCAGATCGCCGTCCGGCGCGCGGCCTCACTGACCGGCACACTGACGTTCCGGTTCGGAAACGTGTCGGCGTCGGTGGACGTCTCGACCCTCACCAACGACACGTGGGCCATCCTTCGGATCGCGGTCGGGGCGAACAACTGGCACCGCCAGTGGAACAAGGAAGACCCCAAGGTTGAGATCGAGCTGGCGAGCGCATCGACCGCCGGCACTATCCTGGTGGACGACATGACGGTTGGAGAGTTCACCCCCCACGACGGATCGTGGTACGCGGCCGTTGGCGGCTCGACCCCTTGGTTGCGGCACGACCAGTTCACATGGTCCGATACCGAAGTGGGGGCCAAAATTCAGCGTTGGCTGCACAGGCTGTACGGACTATACTTGCCGTCGGCAACGGGGTCCGCCGTCACTTGGCCAGACCCGTCGTAAGGGAGCATGACATGGCCGTTTCGCCGTTCACTTGGGTCAGCCTTGCCGAGTCCGTCAAGCCCGGCAACGTGGATATCCTGGCCGCCGACATCGTGCCAAATCAGGATGGGGCATTCAGGATCACGGTGGCGTGCGATGAGGCCGTGGACTTCAACCTGATGGTGGACGGCGTGTCGGTTCCGCTCCTTCTGGGCACTCTGACTGCCAACAAGATCGCAGTATTCACGGTGGGAGTACGTCGCGCCTATTCCTATAACTTCCAGCATGAAGGCTCGACGGGCGCAACGATTCGATACCTCACGGTTGAGGAAATCGACTCGGCGGTCATCTAGGTGAAGGGAGGATAGGCACATCAGTCAGCCAATCATCCCGTACCGGACCGTCGCTGGCGACCTCTTCGTGCAGGCGCTCAGAAGTGCCTACACCGCAGGCCACCGCATCCTGCCGTCCGACTACGCCCTCTCACGGGATGCCGACATATACGAGAAGGCGCGGCGCGATCCTGTCATCAAGCACTGCTGGGATCTGCGGCTCCACATGGTCGCCGGTCACCGGTACGCCGTCGAGCCGAGGGGAGACAAGCCGCCCGATCGCCTCGCCGCCGCCATCATCGGCGAAATGCTGGACGACCTGCCGGCCTTCACCACGGCGCGGGCGGAGCTCGCCAACGCCATCTTCTTCGGTCGCACCTTCCAACTCATCAGCGGCGAGAAGCGCTGGGCTACCCTGGCGGGAAAGACCGGCAACTGGTGGGTGCCGACGGCCTTGACCGACATCGACAGCCGAAGGTTCAGGTTCAAGTCCAACCGCGACGAGAACTCGTCGGACGGCGCCTTCCACGTCACGATGGAGCTGCACTCTCCGGAACGCGGGGTATGGGAGACGGTCGAGCACCCAGAGTGGTTCGTCAAGCATATCTACGGCGACGACGAGGCGCGGCTGGGGTACGGCAGAGGGCTTATCGAGGCCATCTACTTCTATTACTGGGTCAAGACGACGGTGATGAAGGAGGGGCTGGAGGGCCTGGAGCGGTGGGCGCAAGGAATGATTGTCGCCAAGATCGACGGGATGCGAGCCGCCGACACCGACAAGCCGAACGCCACCTTGGCCCAAGCGTGGCTCGACACCATCGAGGCCACCCGTGGCCGCCACTTCGTTGCTGTGGACAAAATCGACGAGGTGAGCGTGGTCGAGCCGCAGGGGCAGGGCCACGCGCAGGTGGAAAGCTGGCTGGCCTATCTCGACGATGCCATGAGCAGGCTGATTCTCGCCAGCGTTCGCTCAAGCGGCGGTGCCACCAAGAGTCAGTCCGGTGCCCGGGCGCAGGCGGAGACAGAAGCTGACAGCCGGTCCGCCCTCATCGCCTACGACCGCCAGATCCTCGACGAAACCATCACGCGCGATCTGGTGGGAGCGATCTGGCGCTACAACACGGAAGCCTTCATGCAAGCCGGGTGCTACGGCGCCAAGATGCCGCGCTTCCGAACCGTGGAGGACGAGCACCGCGACCCCCTCGAAGCCATGGAGCTCATCAAGGGGGCCAGAGAGATTGGACTGTCCCTCCGCGAAGATGAGGTGTTCGACGCCATCGGCTTCTCGCCGGTCTTGGAAGGGGAGAAGGCTGTTGAGTTCGCACCCATGCCGGACCCGCTGGCGGTGGCAGGCCACGCAGGAGACGGCCCTCCCCAAAAGGACAAGCCCGGAGATCCGTCAAGTAAATCAGCGGAAAAACCAGATCCCGACAAGAATCCCGACAAGATGTCGCATTCCGGCCGCTCCATGCTGGACGAGTTGAAGGCGTACATCGACCTCAAGCTGGCGGCCATGGCACACCCTGCACCCCAGAGCCATACCACCATTAACGTGCCCGAGGTGAAGATTCCACCCATCAACGTTACTATGGCTTCGCCGGAAGTCCATCCCGTCTTTAACGTTCCGGAGCCACCCAGACCCGAAGTCACGGTCGTCAATCAGCCGCCCAACATCACCGTTCAGCCGGCGCCCGTCACGTTCGCCGAGCAGGCCCCGGTCGTCAACGTCACGGTGCCGACCCCCGCCGTGGAGGTCAACGTGTCGCCCGTGGTCAGGGCCGTTCTTCCGACCCCGACACCCAAGAGCATCAGTATCAAGCGCAACGATGACGGGTCGATGGAGGGCGAGGTCCGAAGCAAGGAGGGCTAGGTGGCCGACAACACCACGCTCAATGCCGGCTCCGGTGGCGACACTATCGCCTCCGACGACATTGCCGGCGTCAAGCATCAGCGCGTGAAGGTGCAATTTGGTGCCGACGGCTCGGCGACGGACGTCAGCGCCGGGGCGCCTCTGCCGGTGGACGGTTCGGGTGTCACCCAGCCCATCAGCGCAGCGAGCCTCCCGCTGCCGACAGGAGCGGCGACCGCGGCGAACCAGCTACCAAACTCGCACGATGTGACCGTCGACAACGCGGCGGGCGCGGCGGCTGTCAATATTCAGGACGGCGGGAACTCAATTACGGTCGATGCGGTGAGTCTGCCGTTGCCGACAGGAGCGGCTACGGCGGCGGCGCAACTTCCCGACGGACATAACGTCACGGTTGACAACGGCGCTGGCGGCGCGGCGGTCAACGTGCAAGATGGCGGCAACGCGCTGACGGTCGATAACGGCGGGACGTTCGCCGTACAGGACTCGGAGAAGGTCGTCGACAATTCGGGATTCACCGACGGTACGACTAAGGTGCAGCCCGCCGGGTACATCTACGACGAAGTGGCGGGCACGGCGCTGACGGAGAACGACGCCGTGGCGGCGCGCGTGGACGTGAAGCGCGCGCAGATTTGCACCATCGAGGACGAGACGACGCGCGGGCGCCGAGCGACGGTTACGGCGGGACTTGCGCTGAAGGTCGACGGCTCGGCGGTCACGCAGCCTGTCAGCGGAACCGTAAGCGTGACGGAGCCCGTGAGTGTCGATGATAACGCGGGCTCGCTGACGGTCGACGCGCCCATCGGAACGCCCGTCAACGTGCAGGTCGGCAACGCAACGCTCGCGGCGGGCGTGGTGGACGAAACGGGCGCGAGCGCCGTAGACGCGCTGGCCGTTGGCGGCGGCACGCCCCATGACTCGGTGGACAGTGGCGATCCGCTGAAACTGGGGGCCAAGGCGGTCTCGAGTCTCGAATCGCAGACGATGGTCGCCGCGAATGATCGCACGAATCTACACGCTGACCTCGACGGCGTGCTCGTCGTGAAGCAGTGGGCGCCGGGCGCGGACATCATCAACGAGCGCGTGTCGAACACGGACGGCGCGTCGACGGCATTCACGACGTTCGGGGCGGGCGGGACTGGCGTGCGGAACTACGTCACGACCATCGTGGTGCACAACGCGCACGCGAGCACCAACGGCTACGTCGATATTCGCGATGGTACGGCGGGCGCGGTGCTGATGACGATTCCACTGCCCGCGAACGGCGGCGCGGTCATCTCGTTGCCCGTACCGCTGCGGCAGCCGACGGCCAACACGGCGCTCGCCTATGACGTGAGCGCGGCGATCACGACGATCTACATCTCTCTCGTGGGCTTCCAGAGCAAGGCGTAATGGATGGCTACCGGCGTCGACGCGGGAGGCACGTGGAATACCACGGCTGGCAACAAGACCGTTGTGGCGACCCCAGCCGTCAACGACCTGATCGTGGTCATTCATGGGATGTCGGGATGGGCGAGCGGCGACAACAGTACGATCACGGACAACAATGCGGATGGGCTCGGTACGTACACGAAGATCGGCGCGAGCCCGCTCTCGACGGGCGGCGGCACGGCGGGTGCGCTCTGGATCAGCATTCGCAATGCACTCGTTGGCTCGGCGACTTCGACGACGTTCACGGCAACGAACACGGGGGACACGGGGGGCGGCCTGACGGTGCTCCGCTTCAGCGGCATGAGCCGCGTCGGCGCGGCGGCGGCGCGTCAGAACACGGGTGAGTCGAGCGCGACGGAGAATCCCCCGACGATCACGTTCGGGGCGACGACGCTGACGGATAATCCCGTGGTCCTGGCGGTGATGGGAGAGGACAACCCAGCGGGCGTGACGCCGCCGACGGGATTCACGGAGGCGGATGATACGGGCTGGTCGACGCCTACGACGGGCATAGAGGTATGCTGGGACGACGCAGGGAACACCGCGACATTGTTTGCGTGGTCGGGCGGTGCGTTGACGGACCACAACGAGGTGGGCGTCGAGCTGGATACCACGGCGCCGCCGACTGTCGACGGGCGCCTGCTACTGCTCGGAGTGGGGTCATAGATGCTCCTCTGGCTGGCGAATATGGGCAACGCGGGCGGCGGGGCCATGGTGGACGCCGCTGGCGGCGGCGGATGGATGGAGGAGATTGTCAGCCTCCTACAGCGCGAACGCCCACTCACGCAACACAGAGAACTGGAAGAGATTGCCACCATTGTTTCTGTCGGACTGATTGATGATTTAGAATAGTGGTGCATGGCGCAAGAAATTACGATCACTTACGGCGGCCTCACCTTCGGAGGCTCCACCGCCCGCATCCTCGACGGCTACCACTACTCCGACAAGGGGGCCGATGAGGCCGAGGTCGAGTTCTCGTTCGTAACGACGGCCGCCTCAGACTCCGCTTTTGCGACGGAGATTGACACGATCGAGGACGCGCTCCGGGTGCCGCGCGGAGCATTGGTCGTCACCGCCAACAGCCAGACCCTCCTATCCCTGTCCCATTCGGCCAATACGGGCTTCGAGTCGCGCCCCGTGGTGGTGAAGGAGGGCACCCCGGGCGCCGACAGCATCAGGTCCCGCCGCTACACCGTCCGCATCGCCTTCCAACTGCCGGCCGACGGGACGTCTGGGCTCAGAATGGGCGCCACCATAGCAGTCGAGATCGAGCCGAACACGCGCAGGCGCATGACGCTGACCGGCACGTTCACCGCCCTGCCGGACACAGGCTCTGGCGTACAGTCCGCCACCGCCGTCTACGACGCCAACCTCGCCGGGCTGGTAACGGCTGGACTATCCATTGCCGGCATGACCGCCGCCGCATCGGAGAAGGTGTCCGAACGATTCGAGCCCGGCAGCGCCAATAAGACCGTCGATTTCGAGGTTGTCTACCGTCAACTCCTCACTGAAGACATCGGGGCCAGCGGCGGCTCCCTCGACGTGGACAATATCGTTGAGCAGAAGATCAGAATCAGCAGGATGCGCCATGCACCCGGCGACACGGTGCTGATGGAGGTGCTAGGGGAGGTGAGCGGAGGACTCGGCGGCCAGTCGGCCGGCCCGCAGGGTGGCGGGCAGGCGGGCGGCCCCGGCGCCACGGTGTTTGCCACCCAAGGCGCCAACCCCGGCAGCGCGTCGTCGTCGGTGGACAGGATGCGCCACATCACGGTGGAGTACGAGGCGTGGGTGAAGCCGGCGGCCGGCAGCGCGCTCGATCTGTGGCAGGATTCAGTGCGCGACTATCTGCTGGATCTTGCGAGGGCGTTCAACGACGGCAGGCCGGTGGCCATCATCCGTGACGAGCCGCGCGTCGGCACGACCGACCGCCAACTGCTCGGCACCCTGGAAGTGCTTGGGGAAGGAGAGGCGCGGATCGCCGAGCAGACCATCTCGACGTCCATCATGGACGAGAGCTTTGGGAACGTGCTGATACCTGTCTGGAACGGCAATCAGTATGCCTACTATAAACATCCGGGTCCGGCCGTCAAGGTGTACAAGGTGATGGTCGAGAAGTTCGTCATTGGCACGGCCAGCCCAGAGGATCTGGCCGCCCCTCTGGGGGGCGGTGTCGGCAATCTGGTGGCAGTGCCGATGTCCAATGCGCCCGAGCGTCAGCAGGTCAGGTTCGGCACGCCCGACGCCTTCATTGATGGAGAGCGCGTCAGGCTGGAAGGACGCGCCCAGCTCGTTCAACTTGTGACGGCCAGCGGTGGCGGCCCGGCTGCCGGTGGCGGCCAGCCGATCAACCCATCAACCCCAACAGTTCCGACGGCCCAGACCCCGAGTTAGCGCCAATCTTTATGCCGATCGCATCACTGGCTGGAAAGCCAATCCTTGGATCGTCCAACGTCGAATGGCAGTTGACGGAAGGCACGAGTCCGTACATCGCCCGCTTCGACATGATTCCCGCCGACGCCGTGGCCGCGTTCTCGGAGAACAAAGGCGCACCCGTCAGCCTGCAACTGTCACGGCCGGGGCCGAACGGCCAAATGACGGTCCAGAAGCTCTACATCCTGTCGGTGGAGCCCGGCCCGAACCCGCATATCGCCCGCGTGGTGGTGGCGGACCGCCGATGGATGTGGCCGTACGCCTCCTGCTTCGGACAGTTCAACTTCCGCAGGAAGGTGGGCGAGAAGCGCATCACGGCCCACGACCAGCCTGTCATCGCCGTCGAAGAGGATGAGATCAAGTACGCCCGCGCCACTCTCTTCAACGGCGACCTCTACACGGCCGCCCAGATCGTCGGCCTTATCGTCGAGCAGGCCGAATCCGCCGCTCTCGATCCCGCATCCATCAACATCGCCGCCTCCATCCAGTCCCTCAACTCTCTGCCCGTCGAGAATGTGGAGATCAGGGACTCGGGCGACCAGGCGATCCGTCGCGCGCTGTCCTACCTGCCGGCGGCAGGCATCTACATCGGATACGATGGAAACATCTACGTCTACTCCAAGACCGACAGCGGGGAATCCGACGTGATATCCCCGCTGGTTCCGGCCCCCCACTTCGGAGGAGGTTGGTATCACCTCGTCGATCACTCCGTCTTGCGCCCACGGGCGGTCCGGTATGTATGCCCGCGCGAAGTGGAGATGCGGTACTACTTCCACGAGACGCCGGGCACTACCACCGCCGCTTTCAGGTCCGTTGACAACGTGTGCCCGCAGCCGGACTGGGAGCTGACGAAGAACGGCAGGAAGTATCCCACTGGAACATATCACTCCATGGATGAGTTGCTGCTGGACAACGCCAGTAACCCGTGGGGGAATCTTCCGAAGTGGGACCCAGCCATGCCGGACACCCGCCTGACCCACTCCATCGTTCGGAAGGCTATGATGCCATTCCTTGACCTGTGGGCCGTCATCGGGGCGATTGGTCAGTTCGAGGCGGATCAGGACTGGGTGGCGCGCATTGAGGCGATCCAGGCTCATTACCGCCAGACCTTCCGTATCCTCCCGAAGATGATGGATCGCATCGCCTCCATCCGCGCCTATCGAGTCTCGACCGTGGACGTTGAGACGGGTGGGCGCGGCCATGCCGTGGCATGGATGGATCACTGCAAGATCGCCACTCAGCGGGCCATTTACAAGACGAGGGAGCAGGGGCTCGTCTACGCCCGCAACGTGGACGGCTACACCGGTACGTTCGACCAGTCGAGCCGGGCAAGCCCCGCCCGCGTCCACATCCTCGACTCAGACCAGGGGGTGTTCAGGATCGAACTCAAGAGCGACCCGCTCAGGCTGTACGAGGTACTCCTGCCTGGCAAGATTAGTACGGATGGCGGCGCCAGTGCCGTCAGCACCTCCATGGTCAGCGGCAATATCGCCAACACGGAAGGGGCGCCCGTTACGTTCGATTCCGTCAGCAACGTGGACTCGCCCATCCCGCAACTCCAGAACGACTTCAAGATGACCACCATCCTGACAGCCATCCCGTGGACGGGACGTGGCATTGAGAAGCTCCACAAGATCACGGTCCAGCCGTCCGACGTGCAGGGCTTGGTGCCTAGTGGGATCGGGCCGTGTGTCGGTCCGGTTATGACCATCTTCTCGGACGTCGAGCCGGCTAGGGTGCGTTGGCTGGAGGCGAGGGCCGCCGACAATGAGCTCTGTTTTGGCATCAGAGGGGAGGATGATGAGGAGGTCAATCAGGAGCCGAACCTGACCGACTTGGTTCTGAACGAAGGTACGTCGGGCGATGCCATCGGCGGCGCCAGCCTGTGGGCGCTAGCGAAGGCGGAGGCGGCTCGGCAGTACGCCATGCTAGCCGACCGCATGATGGGCTCCATCGCGGGGCCGATGACGGGCGGAATGGCTCCAGCCGGATTCATCGACGCCATCGCCCACATGATCGACACGCAGGGGGTGGCGACCACTGCCGTCAAGTTCCCCGACCGCCGCCCCGCTCTCGACATCTACTCCTACCTCGACAGCACGACGAGGCAACGTATCGCCAAGATGGTACAATTGTAAGGAATAGGCGTACATTCTTCTGACGAGTTCATCGTTCGTGAACACATGAGAATCGCAGACAGCCGGTCCATGAAGGGGATCGGCTTCATCCCCGCTCAAGACCATGAGGCGGGCGTCGATCCCGACATGCGGACGTGCTTGATCGGGGTACGCATTCTCGACCGTCTCCGCACCTACGACAAGCTCGGTGCCTACCACATTGAGGCAGCAGCCACCGGCGACATCGACGGCCTGATGCACTGGCAGTCCCTCCGCACCCCAGCCCGCCCGACAGGGGCATGGCAGCCGGTCTGGCCGGCCATCACCACGAAGCAGGGCGGCGGAACCGCAACCGGCGGTGGAGAGCCGTGCTGCGACGATGGGCCCGGAGCGGCGCAGAGGATGTTGCCAGTCGCGCTGCCACAGATGATCGCGGACGCCCGCTTCGTGCCGACGACCTACAACGTGCCGATGGTGGACGGAAAGCCCATCATGCCCGCCTATCCGCCCGGCACGTACGGAGTGGCGCTGAAAGGCACCATGACGACCCAGCAGGACGACTACTTCCTGCCGACCGACAGCCGCCTCATCGCCCCGAATCAGGCTGGGGGCGGATGCTACGGCACCATGGTAGCAGACCTGAAGGAAGACGACTCAATCGACCCCGACCGGCTTGCGCGGCTTCAGACCCACTTCTGGGTGATTGAGGAGCCGTACGGATCGGAGCACAACTCGATCGCCATCAACACAGACAAGACCGGCAAGTGTGAGATGCGGGGCGGACTCTTTATTGAGAGAGCACAGGGACAAGCCAGTTACGTCGGAGGGGCGGCCGGCCAGCGACGCGCCATCGGTGAACTGTCGCAGCATTATCAGGGTCCGCTCGTGGCGGGCCACTTGAACGACAAGCATAAGCGCGGGAACGACGGCGACGGACGCCCCATCAACGGCGGCCACATCTCTCTGCTTACCAATATCTACTTTTCGCGGAATGTGGACGGCCCCCTGCATTGGGACGGTTTCTACGAACGTCCCAATTTCTTCCCCGACAAACGTGTGCCGGTGCATTTCGAGTGGGATGGGGCCGGACAGGACTACAAGTGGCATTCGTACTGCGGCGTGTATATCCCTCCGTACACGCCCGAGGGACCAGGTATCCCGGAAGACCCTGGCGGAGGTGGAGGCGGTGGTGGCGGGGGCACCACCGGCGGGGCCACAACCGGCGGCGGAGGCGAGGG